CGACCATTGGATGATCCAACGGCTGCCACGTTTAACGACGCGGTGTTGGCTCCATTCCGCCTCTGGAATAATGCCTTGTAATGTAGCGACGGCTTGGCGCTTGGTTGCCTTTGGCGGCGCGGCGTCTACCCATCGAACTCTAACGCTGTCTTGATTTTTCATGTTTCCATCTCCTTTGTTGATGTCATTATAGTAACATTTTGTTCCTTTATAACAAGAGAAAAAGTGGCCTGACGTGCAGAAACATTACTTTTTCTTGCGAACCGGCTGAAAACCGGATAAGGCAAGGGAAATTTGGAGCAACTCACGGCGGCGGAAAGGCCGCTTTTTTTTATGCCGGAAGCGAAGACGCCGAAACTGACGATGAAGCAAGAACGCTTTGCGCGTAAGTATGTTTCGCTGGGCTGCGCTGCGGAAGCGTATCGCCAAGTATATAAGACGGAAGGCTGGTCAGATAACGCAGTTCGTGTTGAAGCACACAGAACACTTCAACGCCCTAACGTGTCCCTAATGGTTGAAAAAATAAAGGCGGAACAGTCTGATTTCCAGGCAATCACTTTCGAGGAAATCGGCGGCTATCTGCGGCGCGCGGTGGAAGGCGCGGCGGCGGCTGGGCAGCACGGCGCGGCCTCGCAGGCTGCGGTCGCACTGGGCAAGCTAGCCGGATTGTACGTGGAAAAACAAAAACTTAGCGTAGACGACACCCGCGAACACCTCGATGCGGTTCGCGATCTGGCCGAGGTCGAGCCGGAAGAGGACATCGAGCAGCCGAAGGTCGTCAATTTGCGCTGATCAATACGGCGAAACGCACATTTTATGTACCTTTTCGCCGTAACCCATTGATATCGCTCGACTTTGGTTAGGCTGCTAGCCTGATTGCCGCCGATAAGCAGCAGAATCGAGACAAGACCCCCCCCCGTCTCGCGATCGGCGGGGGCGGTTGTTATTGTGATACCCCCCCCCTACCCCTGGGGAACAAATATGGACGATGTCAGAAAAAAATAAAAATTCTGCATGGGCCGCTTTTATAAAGCGATATAAGGACGACCCCGCAGGCTTCAGCAAGCACGTCGTAGGCATGGAGCCGCTCGATTGGCAGAAAGAAGTGATGCAAGCCATCGCCAGCGGCGAGCGCCGCATCAGCGTCCGAAGCGGCCACGGCGTCGGCAAGTCAAGCTGCGCCGCTGTACTTATTCTATGGTTCCTGACAACCCGCTACCCCAGCAAGGTCGTCGTCACCGCCCCAACCAGCGCCCAACTCTACGACGCTTTATTCGCCGAGGTGAAACGCCGCCTCAAAGACCTGCCCCCAGCGGTCAGCAAGTTATTCGAGGCAACCAGCGACCGGATCGTCTTAAAAAGCAGCCCCAGCGAGGCGTTCTGCAGCGCCCGCACCAGCAGCAAGGAACGCCCCGAAGCATTGGCGGGCGTCCATAGCGAGAACGTCTTGTTAATTGTAGACGAAGCGAGCGGTGTCCCAGAATCGGTCTTCGAGAGTGCAGCCGGTAGCATGTCCGGCCACAATGCTGTCACTTTGCTTTTGGGCAACCCGGTTCGCGCCAACGGCTTTTTCTACCGGACGCATACAGAGCTTTCACAAGATTGGTGGACAAAAAAGGTATCCTGCGATGACAACCCTCTGGTCTCGGATGACTTCTTGCGCGACATGGCTTCGCGATATGGCGAAGAAAGCAATGCGTTTCGCGTCCGCGTGTTGGGCGAGTTTCCGCAGGCGGATGAAGACACTCTTATCGCGTTAAACTTGCTAGAAGCCGCCCGCGACCGCGACGTTGACCCCAGCCCCGTCGCATCGGTCGTATGGGGCGTCGACCCAGCACGCTATGGGTCGGACAGATCAGCCCTCGCGAAGCGCAGCGGCAACTATTTATTAGAACCGCCGAAAACGTGGCGCGACAAATCAACCATGCAACTCTGCGGCATCATTCAAGCCGAATATGAAAGCACACCATTCATGGAGCGCCCCGAGGAAATCTGCGTCGACAGCATCGGCATCGGCGCGGGCGTCGTCGACCGTCTTATAGAACTCGATCTACCCGCTCGCGGCATAAATGTCGCCGAAAGCGCGTCACTAAATCAAAAGTATGTGCGACTCCGCGACGAACTCTGGCACCGCGCAAGAGAATGGTTTGAAAGCAAAGAAGTCCACATTCCTGATGATGAGCAACTGATTCAGGAATTGGCTGCGCCCCGCTTCACATTTACGTCATCAGGAAAAATTAAAATTGAAAGCAAGGACGAGATGCGCAAGCGCGGCGTAGGCTTTGGAAGCCCCGACTTGGCAGACGCCTTCTGTCTGACATTCGCCAGCAACGCAGTCGTCGCCGCCCACGGCACCCGCTATGCGTGGGGCCGCTACTATGAACCCGATACGAGCTACGTCGTCTGATGGCACTTCTAGTCCAAACCCCACGCGGCACCGTCTCGCTGCCCCCGCAAGGCTTTTTTCAGCAGCAGCCTAGCCCGTTTCAATCTTTGCTCTCTCCGACCGGCTTGCCGACCGCTCCGCCGCCATTCCAGCCACTTATCCCGGCACCTGTTAACATCAATTCCGCAGTAAGCGCAGTTCAGCCCGCACCCCAGCCGCAAAACGTCATTCCGCAATCGTCTTCGCGCCCGATATCTGATCTTTTTCCAGACGAGTCCGACCCGTTTGATGGTGCACCAATTTCAAGCGCACCGATTGACCCTGCGGCTGTATTGGGCACTGTTGGCACGTTCACCGGCATACCTGGGGCGGGTGTGTTAGGCAGCTTGGCGGGCAACGCAATTTCTTACGGCGGCTTGCCCGCCGGTATCCCCGGCACGATTGATTTGGGCAGCGCTTTTCTTAACACGATTTCCCCGTTTGGGTTGTTCGGTGAGAGTGTTCATGATCAAGCTTTGCCCGCTCTTGCCGCGATCGAATTGGCAAATGACGAGTTTGCGCGTGGTAATCCTGTTACCCCATCAACTCCAGTGGATAATCCGCTCGTCAACCCAGCCTTCGAGCCGTTTTTCGACGAGCCGGTTCCGTTTCCTGATGAAGCAGACGACGGTCCCGGCCCTGGCCCCGGTCCAGGGGCGGCCACCGACAACGCAGCGAACACTGGTCAGGAGGACGAAGCAGAGGACCCAGACGGCCCCGACGGCCCTGACGGCCCCGACGGCGACTCCAGTTACATCTGCACCGCAGCATGGGACACCGGCATCAGCGCGCCCGAAACGTGGAGTCTGAACCGCCGCTTCGGCGTTTGGATCCGCCGCAACGATCCGCTCGCATATGAAGGTTACAGCGTCTTCGGCCCCTGGATCGCCGACCGCATCCGCGACGGCAAGCTGCGTTGGATTGGCAAGCTCAAGCCGCAGTGTTGGGCGTATGAGATGGCGCAGCGCAGCGGCAAAGATACAAGCGGCTATTCGCTTGGCGTGAAAATCTTAAACCGAGTACAGCGTGTGGCAACGCGCCCCTTGATACGGCTTCTGGGTTGGTATGTTTCGAAGTAACTTCGCCGCAGTCAAAGCGCTTTATTATTTTAACATTCTTGCGACGGTCGCTTATCTAATTGCATTCGGCCCGACGCTATTCGGCATCCTGCTGACGGTATTCGTCTTTTTTCTAATGAATCCAATCGGCATTGTGATCGGATATCACCGCTATTGGACGCACAAAAGCTTCGAGTTCCGCAACCAGATAATAAAGTGGTTCATCACCACCCTGGCCAGCGTCTCTGGCGTTGGGTCTGCGATTGGCTGGGTTGGAATACACAACGAGCATCATAAGCATTCCGACACACAGGGCGACCCCCACGCGGCAGCGCGTGGCTTTGTCGGCATGATGACGATGCGCGGGTATTGCTCTGACATCTCGCCGCGTTCGGTTGCGCCGTTGTTGCGGTCGAAGCCTTTGCGGCAGATGCATGAATATTACTTCTTGTTTCCGGCAGTTTACGCCGCCGCGTGCTTCGCATCGGGCGGCATCGACCTATTAGTCGCCGGTTTTTGCGCCCCTGCGGCAATGAGTTTGGCCGCTCAGAATTTAACGAATTACGTCAACCATTTTGGCGGCAAGCCGCGAAACGTTGCTTGGATCAACGTCTTTAATTTCGGCGACGGTTGGCACTTAAACCATCACGATGACCCGTCAAACTACACAACGTCGCATAGTCGGCGGCAGTTTGATCCGGCGGGTTGGGTAATCAAAAAGGCACTTGTAAATGGCTGAAAGCGTAAAGGCGATCCAGTCGGAGATGGTCGCGAATTACATGGGATTGTCGGAAGACGAGAAAGAAGTTATCCGCGCGAACCAGGATA